GTGGATCATGTATTGTATATGAGTCGTCAGGAATTGCTTCACTATGTGGGATGAAATCATGGACATGCCTGGTGAGATCTTTGACATCGAAGATTTCAAGGTTGATATCAAGATGCCTTGTGAGATTGCACTTGATTCTGATAAAGAAATCATGGCGATCCACAACCAGTTGGACTAGTGGCACAAGGGGGGTTGTATTGCCCCCCATCTCCTGTATTGTATAGAAGTCAACCAAACGACACCAAACATGCGTAAGATCGAAGAGCAAATGTGCAATGCTGTTCATCACAACATTGATTGGAAGAATTCCAACACCAGTGTTACCTACTGTGAGGAAAGTGGAGAGTCCAAAGTGTTTCTCCACGGCAACCACATTGCTACTGTCGGTGAGGATTTTCTCCAGATCTTTGATGGAGGTTGGCAATCCAACACCACCAAATCTCGTCTGAATTCTCTCATCAATCGCTTCTGTAATGGCATGACCGATGGTGTACACCAGAGCAAATTTCAGTGGTTCATTCGTGATAACAATGTCACACGTGAATTCGAGAATGGGTACATCTTCGCCTGATAGATGTCTCACTATCTGATGCCTTCCCTACCAGTGGGACATGAATACCAACCCCCTTATAGGGGGTTTTTTATTGTGTACAACGTCAGCAAATTGTTGTACAAACTTGTTAAATAGCATCAACACTTTCAAGGGGGTTTCTAATGACAGTTCAGGAAATGTACGATGAAATGATTGAACAGTCTTTAGATGATTTGCTGCTAGGTTACAATGAGGCATCACAGTATGATGATAGAGGTGAATACGTAGACATTGAATATACCACTGCTAATTAACACTAACTGGTCAGCCGCGCCAACCAGTTGGAGAGGTGGCACAGCAGCGACCCCAAACGTCCCCACCCCGTGCTTATAATAGGCACATGACAAAAACACAGATGACCAACACGCTTCAGGAACTCCAAGACTACATGTTTGACACTATGTGTTCTAATGACATGGCAGTCGATTGGTACTGTGATCGCTTCAATGTGTCTGCCACTGATGATGTGATTGATTTCGTTTTGGATGCCCACGATGCTTTCTTCGGTAACTGATTCAATGAACAAAATGTCAACCAAAGGCAACTTTTCTTTCTACAAGGTAGAGATTGACCTCCACGAATCTCCCTGCCATCCTATCATTTTCTTTAGGAAAGAACGTAAGTGCAAAACATCTAAGGGAGCAGATCGTCAGCACAATAGAGTAGTGAATGAGACGGTTGATCAATGGCGTCCATACTCTCAAAGGATCAGGCGTTACACCGTGTCCCGTGTGCCAGCAGACGAAGTGGACTATGTGGTGAACTGATCGCCCCCCTGACCCCTTATAATTGACTCATGAGCAAACTTCCAAAGCACATGACCGAAACCCATGAGATCCGTGATGGGTTCATCATTAAGAAGGGCGAGACTGACCCTGTGATCTTCGCTGCCATGGAGAGCATCAAAGCACAGATGGCAGCAGAGACCGCCCGCCGTGAGCGAATCCGTGCTGGCATTGAACCCCAGGGACAGTGGGGAGTCTGGCACATCAGCGACCGTGACTGACCCGCTGACCGTCTAGGATACACACAACACACAAACGACACATGACCGACACCACATTCAACGGTTGGGCAAACTACGAGACCTGGAACGCCTCCCTCTGGATCAACAACGACGAACCAATGTACCGTGTCGCCCTTGCCTACGTTGAGCAGGCACGACGCTTCGGACAGCGGATCTCCTATGATGCCCTGATCCCTGCCCTGGAATATCGCTTCGGGCAGATGACCCCTGACGGCACCCGCTGGATGGATGGACGGATCGACACAGCAGAGATGGATGAGATGCTGGACGAAATGTGAACTGTCCACCTAGGGGGTTGATGCCCTCCCCCTAGGGTCTACAATACACACAACACAGACAACCACCGATGCCCACCGCCAACTTCGCTGTTCAACCTGCCTCCTTCGGTCGCTTCGATGAGTGGGGTTGCCTGTGGGCGACCGATATCAACCACGCCCATCGCCTCGCCATGAAACTAGGAGAGGATGCCGTGATCTGGCGTTGCCCCCACCAAGGTGAACCCATGGCATGGATGACCATTCGCCCCATGGATGAGACGATCAGCGCCCACTGATTTCTCTACACTTTCCAGCACATTCTTCACTGACTCAATGAACTTCGCCACCGCCACCAAAGCAGAACTAATGGCAGCAGGATTTACCATGAAGACTGTACGTCCCCGCCGCCCACGTAAGGGTGAACTTATCTGCCAACGTGTAGGATTTAAGACTAAGCGAGGATCACAACAATGGCGTGATCGTTCACACATTGATTCACCAAGTGCATACGCTGTTGTGATGGGTAACGGGTGAACAGTTAGTAACACACAGGGGCAGTAATATGCCCCTTATTTGTTATACCCCCGACCGCCGAGCGATCCCAAAAAAGTACCTTCTTTCTAACCTACAAACGTTTCCAGACGAGCGATAAATATTAAGAGGGAAAACGAGAAATCAAAACAACTCGAAAATAAAAAATTTCCCAGGTATAAAACGCCCTCAAAAGTCGATCATGAAACACAAAGTAACTTACAGGACGCCTAACGGCGTATTACAGGAAACCATGTTTGATCAATTTGAAGAATTTTGTGACAGCATGGAGGACGTAGCAACACAATATTACCAGGGATTGAAAGAACCTGGAGATGTCAACGTTGAATCAGTATTAAGCAATGGAGAACACCGAGGGGAGAAAGTTTCATTCGATGGAAGAACTGAATTCCTATCTGAGCAAAATGAAGCTGATGTATAAACCTCCTGGTGGGGACTATATGTTAGTAACAGATTATTTGAATACTGTAGAAGAACGTTTAAAGAGACTGGAAGATGCCATTACTAGTAATATCGACAACTGTTGACACAGTGAGTTCAGACGCTAACTGTTTGTACCCTGCCACCCCTTTAGGAGGGTCTCCAGCAGTCTCTCCGAACGTTCGTATAGGTGGACAACCTGTAGAGTATTACACGTCTGCTACAGTCCCTGATAACGTAACAGGACAAAAGGTTAATCCTTTGATTCCTGTACCATGTCAACCAGGGGTTAGAGTAATTGTACCTACTATCAATACCACTGTCTTTATTAACAAGCAATTGCCAGCTGTACAAGGAGACAAGGCACAGATGTTAGGTAGTGACAGACCATTGGTAGGACCATTCGGTGATCCTAAGGTGGTTTTCAACACGAAGAACGTGTGATATAATATGGAGGTAGTCAAAGGTTAATTATGGCAAGATCAAAAGTTGGATTGATGGGCGATAAGATGATCGAGTCTGTGCCCAAGAAAACGAGACAAGGAATGGGCAAGCACACGAAGTATGCTGCCAGTTCCTCCAATAAAAAGAGGAAGCGTTATCGTGGACAAGGTAAGTGAAGTAAGAGAATGGATTAAGCATGTTTCTGAGAAGCGTGGGGAATTGGGTGGGTATGCCATCTGTCCCTACGCTTTTTCTGCGTCTGTAATTATAGAGGAGGTCGCTCTGAGCGAGGTGACTCTGAAAAAGGGCGCGGATGTTGTTATTTTTATTGTTGGGGACTGTAGTGTTGCTGCTATGATGGCAACCGTTGATCATCTCAATATGATTCATGAAGATTATATCTTCCTTGATGATCACAAAGATGAACCAACGTATATTAATGGGGTTCAAAGTAACTTTGGTAAAGATAATCTCATCTTGTGCCAGAAGAGAGATAAATTACTAGAGGCGAGAGAACAATTACATAAAACCGACTATTATAGTCATTGGCACCAAGAAATGTACAAGAGGATCATCCATGGCAAATTCACCAGTAGACAAGAGCAAACAGTTCGTCGAATCTGGAATGACACTCATCACGGATCAGGCGTCTGATTATTGGTTAAAGAAGGCAGCGAGGGAGAAGGAAGAGAAAGAAGTGATTTTTGACAACCAAGAAGAATGGGCAGATGGTTTCTGTGGGAAGTGAGATAAATAATCAATAAAACTACCTTTATGCCCGATTTCATCACATATAAGGATTTAAATATTGGGTTTAAACCACATCCTGTAACTGAGGATTTGATGGTGGTTAAAAATGATGCAGATATTAGACAGTCAATCAAAAATCTTTTATTAACTAGAAAGGGAGAAAGATTGTTTAATTCCAAGATTGGCACTGGTTTGACGGACTTATTGTTCGACCAGGCAGATTTTGGTAATGCTTCCCTTATCCGTGATGAAATCATTGTTCTTTTATCTAACTATGAAAGAAGAGTTAGAATTTTAGAACTAGAAGTTGACGTAAATTTTGAAGATAATGGTTATGACATCTCATTGTCTTATGAACTGATTGGGCGTAATGATGTACCTGTAACATTAGAATTCTTCCTAGAGAGCGTTAGATAACCATGCCTTCATACGTACAAGTCGCTAATTTAGACTTTCAAGATATCAAAACTGCTCTCAAGGAATATCTGAGGGCACAATCAGACTTCACGTCGTATGATTTTGAAGGTTCGGCAATGAATGTCCTGTTGGACGTTCTTGCTTATAACACCTACTACACGGCATTCAATGCCAATATGGTGACCAATGAGTTATTTTTAGACTCTGCTACTGTTCGTGACAATGTTGTATCTCTTGCCAAGCAGTTAGGATATAAACCTAAGTCTGTGACCGCTCCAGAGGCAAAAATCACTTTCCAGGTACAATACCCATCAACAGCTCCTACAACCGCTGTATTGTCCAAGGGAACGGGGTTCACGACAATTTTTGATGAGACCTTATATACATTTGTATGTGTAGAAGATCAGATTGCTCCTGTAGAAAATGGAATTGCTTATTTCAACAATATTTCAATCTATGAGGGTACATTAGTTACAAGTACATTTGTTGTTTCTTCTGCTTCTAATCAAAGATTTATTTTACAGAATCCAAATGTAGACGTTAACTCTATTAGGGTAAAAGTTTACAACAGTCAGCAAGCAACAGCATTTTCTATGTACGAATATTCCGATAATATTCTAAACGTAGAACCAGACTCCAAAGTTTTCTTTCTAGAAGAAATTGAAGACGAAAGATATGAATTATTCTTTGGTGATGGTGTAATCGGAAGAAAATTAGAGACTGGAGAAAAAATTGAAGTTTCTTACTTGGTAACTAATGGTCCAGACACCAATGGAGCTAAGAACTTTGTGTTTGCTGGTGTAATGGCAGATCTCTATGGAGGATCTCAGTACACCACAACTGTTTCTATTACTGGAACCGAAGCAGCAACTAATGGTTCTGGAATTGAATCTATTTCGAAAATTAAATTTAATGCTCCAAAATATTTTGCTACTCAAGACAGGGCAGTAACTGCTTCTGACTATGGTGCTATCATAAGAAATCTTTATCCTTCGGTTTCTGATATTATTACATTTGGTGGCGAAGAAGATAGACCACCAGAATACGGTAAAGTAAAGATTGTAGTTAAACCATTGAATGCCAGCACTCTTTCTACCACTACCAAGAGAGATTTAGAGAAGAAATTGAAGAAGTATATGATTGCTTCTATTGTTCCTGAAATTGTAGATCCATCTATTCTCTTTATTGAAGCGACCACCAATATTTTTTACGACATATCACAAACTACACAAAGACCAGAAGAGATTCAATCTAAAGTTGTTTCTGCTGTTGAATCATATCTGGAAGAATCTAATGTAGAAAAGTTTAATGGAAGATTTAGATATAGTAAATTTGTATCTACAATCGATAATGCTGATGTTAGTATCAAATCAAACTCAACTAGTATCAAATTGAGAAAAGATTTTTATCCACAATTAAATTCTTCTTCATATTATGAGTTGTGTTATCAAAATGAATTTGATAAAGAATGTGATGGAATTACTCTGTCTTCCACTGGGTTTAAAGTATCCGAGTTCCCAACGTACACCGTATATTTTGAAGATAGGGATGGGGCAATCGTCCTATATAGATTAGACAGTTTAACTGGCGAAAAAATTGTTCTCAATGACTCTTTGGGAACAGTTGATTATGTTGAAGGTGAGATTAAATTATACAATTTGACTATCGTTCAAGGTAGTTTTGGTGATAATAGAATTGAAGTTCGTGTAACACCTAAAAATTTAGATGTTATCGCCTTGAGAGAAGTTTATCTTGATGTAGATGTGACTAAGAGTAAATTTACGGCTTATCCAGAGTAATTAGATGGCTCCAAAGAAGAGAAGATTATCATCCCTGATTGAGTCTCAACTCCCAGGGTTTATTACATCAGAATATGAAAATTTCTCTAAGTTCATAGAAAAATACTATGAACATCAGGAGTCTTTTGGTCAGCCAATTAATATTATTTCAAATCTCGCTAAGTATAGAGACATTGATACTTACGAGAAAAATTTATTACAACAATCTACAACATTAGTAGCAAATATTGCTGCAGATTCGTCTAGTCTAGAACTATCTGATGCCTCTTCTTTCCCAGAAGAAAACGGATATATTAAGATTGGAGAAGAAATTTTATTTTATCAATCTAGGTCTGGAAACGTCCTAGAAGAGGTTTCTAGGGGTGTTAGTGGCAATACTACTCTAGGAGACCTATATCATTCGTCTAGGTTCGTTACAACAGCGTCTGCTCCCCATTATACTGGAGATGTTGTATATAACATTAGTAATTTATTCTTATATGCTCTAGTAAAAGAATTTGAAAAGACTTATTTGAGTTCTTTCCCAGAAGCATATCTTAAAGAAGATGTTGACAAAAGACTTCTGATTAAAAATATCAGTAAATTTTACAAAAGCAAGGGTACTGATAGATCAGTAAAATTTTTATTTAATTCTGTAGTTTCAAAACAAGCAGAAGATATTCCTGAAGTATTTAATCCAAAAGATCAAACGTTAAAAGCGTCTACATCTGATTGGATTAATGATGGATTTTTAAAGGTGAGGGTAGTTAGTGGCAATCCACTAAACCTTGTAGGTCGAGTAATTTCTCAACAGGCTGATAGTTATACTGGGTCTGAATTTGCTTCAGCTACTGTAGATAATGTTATTTTTGATGGAAATGATGGTCAGGATGATATTTACAAACTAATACTAGAACCTTCTACTATTAATGGCACATTTGACGTAACTAGTAGAACATCTTTAACAACTGGTGTTGTGCCATCAGATGCTATTGGAGATAGAATTACAGTAAAGTCTACTCTAGGATTTCCTAACAGTGGTAAAATTTTAATTGGCGAAGAAGTTTTTGAGTACGCCCAAAAAACTGTCAATCAATTTATTATTAGTCAACGTCCTGGACCTCTCCGTAGTCATGCTTCTGGGAAGTCTGTATATTCTTACCTCGATATTCAAGGAAGTGATGTTAGGCTAATTTCTTTAGGTATGGTGTATAATTTCACACCTTCCTACACTGCTCCATATTCTTCTGATGGAGAGGCGTTAGAAGTATCCAAAGCAGGGTTCGAGACTCTAGATCCTATTGTTAATGACAGGTGGTTGTTGAATACCACATCAGAATTTGCCAGAATTAAAGGAGTTACACAAAAATTCACTGGAGATGTTTCTGGTGTTTTTGAGGATGATCAATATTACTACATTGCATCTTCTTCGTTCCCCAACGAAAATGTTTTGGTAGATACTTCATATTCCGAAGATTTACAAGATCAGAAGAATTTAAAACTAATTAGAAAAGTACCATCTACAACGACAGAAGTTTATCCCACAACAAATAGGGATGTTGGTATTTTTATTGATGGTGTTCCTGCTTTAGGATATAGAGACTTTGATTTTGTTAAGTATGGAGCGATTGAAAAAGTTGATATCACAAATAAAGGAAATTCTTACGTTAACCCTCCATTTGTTTTACTTAATGAAAGAACAAATTTAGCGAGGTGTACTCTTGCTGGATCTACGATTAATGAAATTGAAATTCTGACTCAAGAAGCATTTGACGATGATCCTGTCATTAGAATTACATCTGGAGAAGGTGCTGTTCTTTCTCCTGTGGTTACTAATGGAGCGATTACTAGCATGACAGTAATCGAACCAGGAAAATACTATTCGTCTCCTCCTGTAATTAGAATTGTTGATTCTTTAGGTAGAGGTGCTTTTGCTGAATTCGAAGCAATCATCGATACTAATGGATCTATTGAAGAAGTAAAAAAAATTAGTTCTGGTAGATTCTACACATCTGGATTTGTAAATGTTTCTGTTGAAGCTGTTGGTAGAAATGCTTCTGCTACTTGTGAAATTAAAAAGTGGGTTTATGATAGAT